TAAATACAGGCGCTCTGTTTAAATATCCAATTGGTCTACGCATTAATACTTCAAACAAACCATCTATAATATCTTCATATTTCTCTGTCTTTTTAACTTCATCTAACTCATCAGTTACACGTATCATTCCACCATTTAAACCTAAACCACCATCAGCTGTAGGTCTAAATATTTCTTTAGCAGCATCAATAGCTTTAGCTTTTTGTTTGTTAGTCATAGCTTTGATATAACTTCTTTTTTCCCAGTTTTTAATATCTAAAGCTTTTTTATCTTTAAGTTTAGTTCTTCCAGTTATACCTTTATAACCATCAATACCACTCATAAAATCTACAGTTTTATTAGTTATTTTTCCATTTTGAACTACAGGTATTTTTCCTTCAGCAATAATGTTTCTAAGTATTGTAGAACCTTTATTACCATCTACAACTTTATCTAGTGTCATTTGAAACTTAACATCACTTCCAACTTGTTTCATAAAGTGAATGCCTTCAACAATATTGTCACCAGTAATTTCTCTAATGTATGCTTCTTGTTGTTGTATAAGTTGGTCTAATGCCCAAGGGTCTGTTAATATATCGTAGTTTCCTGAGTAATCAGCATACTCTTCTAACCAAAATCTTCCTTCAGCAGACTCTAACCATTTGTTTAATTCAGGACTACCCCAACCATGTTTAGCTACTTGTCTTCCAATAGGGTCTGTTCTTACTTGTACATAGTCCCATAGTTTACTTTGAGCATACTCACCTGTAGATACATTAGCTTTTAGTTCCATACGGTATTCAACATTTAATGGATTCCAACCAGCTTTTTTACCTAAGAAACCAGTAAGTCCTATTGTTTGTTGTGTACCTTCTAATAACTCTTGTGACATTAAAACAGACTGTATATCAGGTATATTATCTATTTCATCTTGTGTAAATCCCATATCTAACAATTTTTTATTAGACATTTTTTTACCAGTAGATAACCATTTAGTATAAATCATTGGATTTGTATAAAAGTTGTCTAAGCCTTTAACTAACAAACGTGCTTGTTCTTCCATAAACACACGTGTTAAAAATGCAACACGTAACAATACCAAAGGTTTAAATATTTTTCTTGTATAAAAATCCATAGCTCTGTTTACAACATCAGTGTCAGTTGCAGATTTTCTAGGTATAAATCCATTTGGAAACACATAACCTTCTTTACCAAAACTTTTCATAAATTTTAGAAAACCTTTTGCATCTTGTGCTAACACTGTGCCTGGTGTCCAACCACTTGCTTCAGGAATAACATTCCAAACACCACTTACAGTTCTTTGTATATATTGCCAAGGTATTAAAGGAACAACACTGTCTGTCATTTGTGTTAAAAACAAAGCATTCATAGTACCTACGTTTTTAAACTTACCTACATCTCTAGAATTATCTGCAAGTACAACTTCATGTACTTCAAAATTAGAGTTAAAACCAGGTATGTTTTTTGTTTTAGCGTTAGCATAGATTTTAGAACGTTCCAACCTACTATTAATGTGTTTTAAATATTTACGTAATGGTGCTACTTTTTCAGGTCCTACTTCTGGTCCTAATATTTTTTCTACTCTATCTATTTCCCATTCTCTAAATTTTTTACCATATGCATATATAGAAGGTTTATTTTGATAATCAAGGTTTATAAATTTTAATAACCATTCAGATGCTTCTTTTTCATTATAATTATTTGCTTCCATGTGTTTTAAAAGATTTTGATATGCACGTTTTTTATTAGTAATAACTAATCCAGAATCAGGAGTAATACTTAACAACCCTTGTAAGAATGGTTCATTATAAGTTTTGTATGCTCCACCAAATCCTAAATACTTTTGTATTTCGTATTCATTTGTTCCATTAAAGTTTTCTTTAACTTTATTTAAAGCAGCTTTAATTTTTCCAACTTCTTCTGCTTTATCAAAGTTAAGAGATTCTACTGTAGGTGTAATTACTTTTACATTTTTTGCAGTTCTAAAAGGTGATAAATCTTGACCAGTTTTTACTATACCTCTAGCACCTTGACCAATGTAACTACCTAGATTTCTATAAGCAGCATCTTGATTACCAAATCTTTTCATAGGTTTAGATAACTGTCGTTTAACAAAATTGCTAGATGTTCTAAATGCATCAGCATCATTAGCTGCGTTTATTAATAAGTTATTTATAAATCCAGATTGACCTACTTCACCTATAGCAGTATCTGATAATTGTTCAATAACTTCTTTTCTAGGTTGTTGTTGAGTCTTTTTTAATCCTGCTTTAGAATTAGCAACTTTTTTACCTGTACTTGCATAAGTTTTAAAGAAATTTTTAACATCATCTGCTTTATTTAAACCAAGCATTTCACCTAACAAATCAGGATGAATGTGTCTAAACAAAGGCATTCTAGACATTGCATATAAATTTTGTGGTCCAGATTCTGCTACAAGTTTAAAAATATTATTCCATACAGGCATATCAAAAATTACATCAGTTGAAGGAGCAAAATATTTACTTACTCTACCAAAAACTAATAATTGATTTCTCATTTGTTTAGCTTTTTTGTTTGTAGCTCTTACTGCTTTAGCTTCTGATAAATAACCACTTTGTCCCAAGCTAAATAATCTTCTGAACCTACTAAAGTTCTGTGTACCTTCTTTACCAAGTTCTTCTAGTTTTCCTAAATCATCGTAAACACTTTCAATAATCTTAGGTGTGTTAACTTTAATTTTTTTACCTTCTCGTAATAAAATTCCATTATCTAAAAATTCACTAGCTCTATTAACTTGTTTCCAACGTTTACCTACATTAGCAGTTTTTAACCATTTAGAATAAAATAATGGGTCTGCTAACTGGTGTGCTACATCAATAGAACCTGATAGTAAATTAAAAGATAATGAACCTGGTTTATAAAATTCTGATGCGTGTACTCTACCTGGAGAATACTCCAACAATGTATTATCTGCTGCCCAAGCAGGGTGATTGTTATCAGGATTAAGAGAATATTTTCTATTAAATGTATATCTACCAGCATAAAAATTAATTTTATTTGGTCTTGCTAACGAAGTATAAAATATATCTCCATCTTCATCTCTACGTTTTAATGGCTCACCAATAGCAGCAACTGTTTTTTTATAAGATTCATCATTAGAATAACCTGCTTGTTTATAATATCTATATAATTCAGTTTCTTCTGGTATAACAGGTTGAAAACCTATAATAGTATTTCTATCAAAGTTAATTGGTTTATCATATTTACTAGGCAAAAAACCATTACTCCAAACTTCATTCCATAAAGCACCTAAATTAGTTTGACCAGACATTTTAAAAGCTTCGTTTAATGCGCTTCCTTTACCTGATGCTAATACTTCACTATCACTTATATCAATCATTAATCTGTCTTGTGCTTCAGATATAGACATACCTTGCTCCATATAATCCTGAGCTTGTTTAATTGCACCATAGTATTCAATAGCTCTACCTTGTGTAAAAGGTTTACCAGGCAATAAAGCATTTAAAGCTATACCAGGTACGTTTATTTTTCCTGATGGTCCAAATGTTTGCATTAACCATTCCATACCTAATACACCCCAAACACCATATTGTATATCTCCCGGTGCAGCACCTCCTGGAAATAATCCAAATGTTAAAAAATCAGATACATTCATTTGCATATTTCTTTCTAAATCAGCAGGAGCATATCTATCGTATATTTCTTTGTGTATAGCTTGTTCTTTTAATAAACGTTCTTTAGCTAATTCATCTTCTATATCAAACAAATCCCTACTACCAGCTGGTATTGAGGCACCCCAAGCTGAATAAGCTACATTTAAAGGTAAATTAGGATGTGTTTCTAGTACACGTTCAAAATCATATACAGCAGAAGGATTAGCTTTAAATGCTTCTACTTCTCTATTAAACTGTCTTAGCTCTTGTTGTTTGTTAAGTAAGTAATCTCTATTACTTAACCAGTTTGGATTTATCAATGTTAACCCTGTCGTCTATTAAGTAAATCTAATATTATTGGTGATTTACTAACTTCATACATTGCAGCTAGTGTAATATCTATACTTTTAGTATTTGCTTGCGGTGTCATCCCAGGACCTAAAGGTGCGCCTGATGTAGGTACTTCATTAGGTCTTTCAGATGGAGAAAAAACATTTGGTCTATTAGGTTGCTGTTGTTGTGGTCTAGGAGCTACATTAGTTTGTGCTGGTAAAGGTGCAGCCTTTTGTTGATTTAATAAATCTTGTTGTTGACCATAAGGTAAACCAGGCATATCTCTTAAAGGTTGTTTCTTACTTGCTGGACCACCATCTGTTCTGTTACCACCTACAGGTGCAGGTTTTGCAGGTTGTCTATATCCACCACGTCTATTCTTTACCATAGAACTCCTGTGTTATTAATATTATTATACCAGGTGTTGGTTGTATAATATGATTAACTTGTTCAGATAAAATGTCTAATTCGTCTATTACACCAAATTCATTATATATTATTTCATTAAAAGCATCATCTATGTAATCCACATTATCCTCCAAAAGCACCTGCAATACTAGGTTGTTGTCCCATCATTTGTTGTTGCATTTGTTGTTGTATCATCATTTGTTGCTCAGGTGTCATTTGTGGTTCTTGTGGTGTGTAAAATTGTTTCATAATTTCTGTTATAGCAGTTGGATATTCATAAATAGCTATAGCAGCCATTGTAGCTGCAGGGTCACCTTGTGCAGACCTAGCTAATATAGAATCAAATAATACACTTTCTGCTTTGTTTTTACGTATACGTTCCTGTACTTTAGCTATGTTTTCTAAACCATCGATATTGTCTTGTAAAGTTTCTACGTCTATAACACCTGCTTGCAATAATTGCAACCCAGTTACAATTTTTTGTGGTTCATCAAAACCAGCCATAACACCATAAATACGTCTGGTTCTAAAATCTCCACCAATATCTTGTAATACATTGTAGTTTTCGCTAAATGCAGCACCATTAAGAAAACCTGCCATAGGTTTTTTTGTTGCATTCATTGTGTAAGATAACACAACATCTAGTTCTAATCTCTTAGCATCCATTTGAACTAAACCTTGTTTAATAATATCTCTATATTCAGATATCATTAATGACATAGTACTGTTTAATTCTGACAAGCCAGCACCAGTTACAAATGAATTTGGAGACTGTGAGTCATCGGTTACTGGGTAGCCACCGACCATTCGCAACTGACGCTCTAACCTGTCAATTTGTTGAAATAATTGATAAGGAATATTATTCATTGGTTTAGAAACTTGTGTACCAGGAGCTAGATAATTAACCGCAAATCTGCCTTTTCTGTATTGTCCGGACTCTATCTCTCCTGATATGTTAGTTTCTGTAAACACAGAATCTTCCATTGCTATTGCTGACATAATGTTTATCTTTGCCATCATTGCCATCAAACCTATTACGTGGTCATATTGTCCTTTTAGTTGGTCAAAAGACACACGTTTCATAAATACAAAAGGAGGTGATGATAGTACGTTAGGTATAAAGTCTAAAATCATATTACGTTCTGGAAATACTACATAAGTACCTCCTTGGTCGTAATATTCAATAATTCTTACACCTGAGTATGTATTATCTTCCCAAGCTTGTTCTCTATTGTTTTCGTATGATAAAAATGGAGTAGCAGTATCAGGGGTTGCTTCTTCAGCATCATCATCTTTTTTAAGTATTTGTTCTGCAAACTCTGGGTATATTTGTGCTAATTTATATCTAGGTACACGTCTTAGTACTGCCATTTCTCTAGGTTGTTGGTCAGGACCAAAGTTACCTGGAAATGTATCATAAGGGTCACGTAGTTCAGCACTAGGATATATAAAACCGTTCTTATCTTTTTTAGTAGTAATTACCCATGCACAAAAACCATAACCAGGTAGCCATCTAGCTGCTTGTTGTAATTGACTTAACAGATTTTGTTTTTCATCATAACTAGTAACAATACGTTCTAGTTTTTCTGCACGCATTTTACTTCTAGTAGAATCATTTTCATTAGGTACATCTACTCTAACTTGTGGTACTCCAGATACTTTTTGTGCAAGTCGGTCAATACCAGATTGCAACATATTAGGAGCTGGTAATAAATCGGCATCACTAGTTTCCATAGTGTTACCTAATAAAGCTTTAATACCATCTGCACCACCATTAAGAATTGCTTTAACTCTAGATTTTTGTACTTGTCTTTCTTGTACTAATTTACCTGATACAAGTTCAGCTGCATTCTTAACTATTTCTTGATATGTTTTAGTATCTAAATTTTCTATCCCCACGGTGCCTCATTCATTTCTGTAATCTTATAATCTCCATAACTAGGATTGTAGTCTAATCCTACATCAGCAGCATGCTCTTTTTGCATACGCCTAAAAACTTTCATTGGAAACCAACTAGCCATAACTATATCGGTTTTCTCTTTGTTTCTTTTAGAAACAGGTTTTCCATCAAAGTATAACAGTTGTTGTCTATATTTCTGTACTTTTGTATTAGATTCTCCATCACCAGTAGGCAAGTGTATTCTTCTATCTTCAAACAAATCAGCCATAGCTCCAACACCATACAATGGGTCATGTTTGTTTTTACCTGTTAAGTGTCCTTGTACTGTTATACCTGTACGTAAAGTAAATTCTTTTATAGCTGCATCTTGTCGTATAGCAGATTGAAAACCGTTTTCTTCTACTATCCAATGTCTACAATCGTACTCTTGTAACCATATAGCCATTTGGTCTAGTGCAGCTCTAATACCACCACCACGTTTATTTTCTAGGTCAACTAAATAAAGCTCACCTCTGTACTGGTCTATACCCCACAATACACTTGCTTGGTAGCCACTTGATGCAGGGTCTAGTCCAGCAACTAAATATAAATTTTTATATACTTGTCCTAATACTAAATCACTACGCATACATTGGTCAATTATGTTCATAGTAAATATTTGTGTACCTTCTACATATGCTTGATTGTAATAAACCATTTCAAATGTTTGTCTACCACCTGTAGATTCAGCAGAATGTAATCTTGATTGTAACCATTTAAAAG